TACCGTGCTTTCTCAGCCTCATCATTTGATAGTTCATTCTGTTTAAAGTTTGCATCATACAATAAAATATTATGAGTCTTTTTTTCCTCTTCTGTTGGAGGTCTTTCTATCTCGTTTTCTTCTTCTGTGTTGGTCGACTCTGTCGGAGTTATCATACTGTATATCATCTTTAACATCAGGTAAGCTAGCATTATCAATCCAACCGGCAAGAAGACAACTAACATGATACCCATTGTCACCCATAGAAGTGTATCTGATTTTCCCATATGTATAATTAACCTTACCCATATTTAAATAAATTGGAATGTTATATAAAAAGAAAGGGGTTAGGCGAAGTGTTGAGGGTCTTCTTTCTTCTCGTCTTCTTCACCTAATAGTCTCTTACATGCTTCGTATCTAATTCTAAGAAAATCGTCTCCTGTTGAATCATATAACGCTTTGTTCTGGTCACGTAATGATTCCCATTGTTTCTTGCGAGGGTCTTCAGTCATCTGATAAACCTCCTAAAGAACCGTATATAGGTTTTGTGTGGTCTTCTGAGCATCCACATGTAACACATCTAACTTTACTACCATCAGGTGTATCAAATATCATGTTATCTATACTGCTTTCTGGATGAGTTCTTTCATGTTGTGTGATAAGTCCTTCAACATAATTTCCTTCATATTCAAAGTCACAGTGTCTACAAGTATACTTCATTGTTTATTACTCTTTTTCTGTTCGTTATATATGTTTCTGCATGTGTCTCCACAGTAGATTTTTTGTCTGCCTTTATATCTCCACGGCAATTGTACCTTACAATTAATACATAGTTTAGGTTCAGAAGATTTCAATACTATATAAAGTTATTAGTTATATTTAAGCTTTTATTATTCTTCTATGTCATGAGTCTTGGTTAGTTTGGTTACACCATAACCTAACCCATATGTTTTAAATGATTTAGTAACACCTATTTTGTTTCCTTCTTCTTCTTTTTCATATCTTGTGTTATGAACACCGTTGAATGAACCGGCATCACCTGTTCCCATTGATGCATTTTCTTTTGTCTCTGGTGCAAGACCTGCTCTAATTTCATTATCTACATTTTCATCTTTACCCAAATATTCTTCATCTTGTGCTCCTTTCTTTTCTTCTTCTACATCTTCTGTTTTAACACCAGACATCATGTTAGTCATACCACCTGTTGCAGAACCATCTTTGTTTTCTACTTCTGGTTTTTTATAAGAGTCTGGAACTTGTTCAGATTCTGTAGTAGAAGTATCTGCGTCAAGGTTATCGTGTTTGAAATTTGTTCTATCATCATCGATTGGTTTTGCCTCATAGTCGTCAGGAGCATCGAAGTGTATGCTTGTATCGATTCCACCATACTTACCTTGTTCAAAGTTGGACTTTATAACGTTTTGGGCTTCGGCTGGAATGTCTGCCCAATCACGAGTAACATATGATAATGGACATCTAGACTTTGATAATATCTCTACTCTCTCATCTGCTTCCATATGAGCCCATGTTCTACCTTTAGTTAAAATCTGTTCTACAAAGAATACATCTGAAACTTGAATATCTTGATATCCACCTGTCTCTTTTCTAACAGTAAAGAATTCTGTGGTCATTGCATAAACTGTACCTTTACCTTCTTCACCATTTAAGTAATACTTGATAGTGTCATTAAGTTGAACGTCTGCTATTTTGTTTTTGTCTGGCAACTTATCTTTCTTCTGCGGTGCTCCTATATAAATATCACTCTCTTTTGCACCATCTGCGTGTATATTTCGTACATTTAAGTTGTCTTCTACGCTTTGAAACTTCTTTTTTGGTGCATCATCACCACCCTCATCGTCCTTAAATGCAGGACTAGGATGTGCCCATCGCTCTACTTCATTGTCTCCTACTTCCTCTGCACTAGCGTCAGTTGTAGGTGTAAATACGTGCCTTCCTTGAACTCTTTTCCATTCTCCACTTTCGCCTTCTGGCGTAAGAATGCTTGGTTTTCTGAAAGGCATAACTCAATAATGCTTTTATCGCTTATATATATTACCCAAACATCTGTTCTTGGAATTCAGAACTCATGCTTAATACATGCCATTGGTCACCATGTTCTATAGCCAAACATACTAATGCTATGGCATCTGCATAGTCGTCTTTACCATCTGATTTAATCTTCATGATACCTGTCTCTGTATATTCTCTGGACATTAAACTGAATTGTTCTACTGCTATTTGTCCTATGTTTCTTACTTGTCCTTTCTCGAATAATACTCTTAATGATTTAAACATGGTTTCTTTTGCATGTAGTGAGAACATTTGTCCTCGTATTGGTAGTGACCGTTCTTGTGCTAAGTCTATTAATCCTCCCCCCAGACCTGTCTCATCTACAAAGATTAATTCTACATTCCATTGGTCTTTCAAGTCTTCCATACGTCCTGCTACATCAACTACGTTTGATTGACCCTCATGTTCCAAATGACATATTCTACCTACATCATTCTCGTCTACTTCCATGATAGCATAAACTGTCTCATCACGACCTGTTCTTGCAATATCTACACCCATGTATCTACGAATTTTACCTTTAGGGTTATGGTCATTTAATGCATCCATTAACATTTCGTGTGGGATTAAGGCGTTACCAATATCTAGGAACTCACCCTCTACCTCTAGAGCATACTGTTCCTCTGTCATGGCTTTAAGGAATGTCAAGTATTCAGGGTCTTTAGCAATCATAGGGTTATCATAAGACCTGACATGGAACTGTGTCCACTGCTTTTCTGCGTCAATCATCTTACCGTTTATAGTCTTAGAGTTGGAACATGCCTTGTAGAAATAACCTTGTTTAGAGAATGGTGTTGAGGTAAGCCATATTCTCGCCCTAGTCGCAGCTCCTGCTGGAAACAATGCTCTAAGTATTTCTTCTTTAATGAATGAACATTCGTCCACGATGATAACGTGAGGGGAATAACCTCTGACAGAACTACCTGTTTCACCTGTTGCCTTGGTTGCAATATGAGTTACACCTTTATCATTAAGCCATCTTAAACCTATCTCTGCTTGTGTGTTCTTAACAATGAATCCTGATAGGAATTCACTTCCTGTTATGAGTGTTCGTATACGTTCATACATAATTTTTGCTTGGTCTTGTGTAGGTGCAACAATTAAAATGGTACATTCCTTGTCAACTGTATCCAATAATAGGGGGGCAAAAAAGGCGAAATGTATAGCCTTAATGGCAGTTGTCATTGTTTTACCAACCTGACGTCCAGACCTATATACTATGTATCTGTCAAGGCAATCTGCATATCTCTTGTTATATTCGAATACTTCATGGTTTAAGAATTTCTCAGAGAATGCACTTGGTTTCTCTACACATTCTACAAAGTCTTTAACGAATGTTTCTCTGGCTTCAGAGATATCTTTACTCGGCTTAGTCATTACCATTCGTGAATTTCTTTGCTGATAGTTCTTTGAATACTGATTTGATAAGACCGTCCTTATCTAGTTCAGTTGTCTCCTTTACTTCTACACTTCCATGCAATTCCTGCATTTGAGCCATAGTCTTCATGAGCATATTGAGTTGTGATATAGTATTACGGTCAGGTATATTACCATCCATTTTCATCTGGGCTAGTGATATAATTGTATTTTCTGACATTATTGATATAAATTCTGACAATAGTTTCTTCAAATCATCAGGGTTTCTAGTATCTAATTGACCTATATAATCTCCGAATTCTTCTCTGATACCACACACTGCACCCTTTTCATACTTTGGACACTTTCCGTTTCCACCTTCGTCTATTGACTTGTAGATACATTGGTCACAGTAAGCAGGTAGACTGGCGTTCTTGAAATGTTTTAAAGAGTTATATGGTGATACTGTCTTTCTTTTGTCTTCTGTTACTTCTAATTTTCCCTCGACTTTTTTAATCTTAAATATGTCATCTTTACCCATTATAATACATTAAGCAAAACAATACTATATAAAGTTATCATCATAGATGTTTAACGTTTTACATAGAGGCATAAAGTTTACTGCTATAGGTAGACGTAACAATGCGTCATACTCATTGTCTAATACATCTTGTTTCTTTATATTACATTTCTCTAGATTGTCTTTGTATTGTTCTAATATGTATTGTAGTTGTGCTTTCATGTGTTTTCCTTTCTCCCCGAAGAACATGGATGTTGAAGAGTTGTTACGCCACACTTCAGTCTTTTTAGATACTGCTGCTGAAATCCATGCAGATGTGTCAAGTGATTCAAACATTCTATTCTTTGCAATATACTTACCCTTAGCAAGACCATGTAGTTTGATGTTTCCGGGTAATCTACGGATTTGTTCTTCTGTTTCTATACGTCCTTTCACCTCTCCTATACATACATAATCATCAGGTTTAGGTCTTAATAACATTAGATGTTGTTGATAGTTCTCTTGTAATACAGGTAAAGTCCAATCAATACCGAGTTCTCTTTCCTGAGAGAGACATTTCATAGTTGCTTTCATATCATAAAATACATCAAATTGAGTCGCATAATCATACTTTTCTCTGTTAGGTTTAAGCCATGCATGATACTTTTCCTTATTGGCTTTTACCCCTGCTACCACAAATACCTTCTCAAAATTATCACGATATGTGTCTATACTGGCATAGGCATACTTGTGAGCAACCATAACATTCTTGACACCACAGTCAATTAATGCAGTGCGAGTGGCTTTGTTATTTGCGTTTAGGTATAGTTTCATCGCCATATGTTCCAAAGCATTCTAATGCATAAGGACAGAATCCATCACATAGATAATTTCTAGTTCTATCTGGCAGTTCTCCTGTCTGTTTAAAGTGCTGTAATGTGGCTAGATTCTCTTTAACCCATTTGTCAGTATCTTCAATCTCATCTAATTTGAAGTACATTGGATGAATTTTATCCCTGTCTTCTTTAGATATACTGTTTGGTATATAGATAACACATCCAAATTTAGAGTCTATATCATAGCATTTCTTTAACAGACTTCTATATACATTGATTTGAACTTGGTGTGTAGGACTAGGTTTCTTGTCTCTTTTTCTGATAAAGTAATCCATACTTCCAGTGGTCTTTTTATCTGATATTACAAACTGTCCATTTACTTCTAATACATCATCTATACTCCCATATAGGATATTCAGTTGTCTTGGGTCGTCTTCTGGTATTGCTTTAGCCTCTTCATATGTTAGTGGTTTTTCCTCCTCGAAGTCATATGCTAGGAACATCTCATGATATTCTGGTTTGGTTAGCATTGAATTGGAGTGAATAATTTGACCCATTACTAGAGACTTGTAGTCCTCTGTTGTCATTGTCTTTGGAATAATTTTACTATATGCTGAATATCTCATACAATCTTTTATTATATCTGATACGTGAAAAACACCTAAACGTTCAGTATGCATCGCATTGAGTTGTGCTTTTCTCATTGAAAAATATGCGTGGTCTTGAACTTCATCTTTACCTAAAACTACCATGAGATAATATATTGTATATGATATTTAAGTGTTAATAGGAGTTACGTATAATGAATGTAAATGTGTCTGTGGTTAATGTTATGGTTGTTCCGTCTGTTGATAGTAATTCTATTTCTCCCTCCCATTTTCCTGCATTAGCTGCAACTGTATCAGCAGTTGCTAAACCATAAGTAACTAGACCTGAAGCTCTGGTTGTAAATGTAATAGCTCCATCAATTACAAGTGTACCGTCAGTTTTCCATACCTTTAGTTTTCCGGTGGCATAAGTAGAAGTATTAGATAAATCCTTTAGAGAAGTACCTGTATCATCATATATGTTGAATTGTAAAGCGTTAGTTGAACCTACTTTAACTTCATAAACTATGTCTCTTTGACGCATAAATTGACTCATTATCTATCAAATGTCTCCATACTTAATAAGGATTATGAACTAGGTGTCCTCACGTTCTTAGTACCCTGACCAGATTTAAGCTTACCAGATACGTTCTTTACACGTATGTTTACTGATGTAGCTGCTGTCTTTACTTTTCTTCCTATCTTTCCTACTAGTTCTCTTATCTCATTCTTTGCCTCCGAAATCTGAACTGTCTCATTGATAATCTTTCTGAGGTTATTGAGAATTCTGTTATCAGATGTGTGTATTTCAATCAATTGTTCTATCTCATTGATAGCTCTAACAATAGACATTGACCTTACATTTGCTTCAGTTAAGGCAACTGTTTCATTAATAATCTTTCTTACTAATCCTACCTTTTTAATGAATTCAGATATTTCTACAGTTTCATCTATAACTCTATACATTGTCTTTGGATTAAATATTGATTCGGATAATGCTACAGATTCTGCTATGTTTCGAAGTATCACAATAGGTCTGGCTAATGTTTCAGCCAATTGCACAGTTTCATCAATAATGAATCTCTTATGTTTAATCATTCTTAAACCGTCAAATACCCTCATTGTCTCATTCACTGCGAGAATTAATGCACCATTATTATTGATAAAGTTAGGTAATAACATGAGATATGCTTCTATGAGTTGTAATGTTTCATCGACAACTCTTACCACATTGATTGGTTTACTTGTTGTTTCTGAGATTTGTACTGTTTCATCAACTGCACGTTTAATACCTAACAGTTTAACTACTTCTGTACCCATTTGGAATACTCCAGATTGGAACACAGATGACTGGAATACTTTTGCATTTACCATTAATACTTGGACTGTCTCATCTACAACCTTTGCCATAGTCATTGGTCTTACTACTGATGTAGATATTGCAATTGTTTCTGCTATTTCTTTTACCAAGTCTCTTGTTTTTACTATTCCCTCGGAAATTTGTAGTGTTTCATTCACTCGTCTAACTAATGCTAATGCCTTTGGAATTGTCTCTGATATTCTTACTGTCTCTGATAATATCTTGATTCTTTGTGGTACTTCTACTATTGCTTCTGCAAATTGTACTGTCTCTGTTACAAATCTTGTCTTGCCCACCAAATTAACAACACCCCTACCAGTCACACCTTGGAACACACCTGCTTGGAAAACGTTGGTCTGGAATAAAGCAATAGGTTGTAATAGGTTAACTGTCTCTGCTACTTCTTTTACCAAAGTTCTTGCCTTGTGTATGTTTTCTGATAATGCTAATGTTTCGTTTATTATTCTCCCCAAATCTCTAGTCTTTCTTACTCCTTCTGAAATTTGCATGGTTTCATTAATTGCTCTTACCCAATCATGTTGTGGGGAAATAGTATCAATAACTTGAACAGTCTCATTAATCTTTCTTACAAATGCTCTAACATATACATTAGGGTCAGATATTGCCTCAGTTTCATTAATAAATCTTACAAGAGACATTACTTTAACAAGTCCACCTACTGTACCTTGGAATACATTTGATTGGAATATGTTGTTTTGAAATACTCCTTGCTTGTCATCTGGTACTTCTATGGTTTCATTTATTGTTAGTGCTATTGAGTCTGCTCCCTGAAAAACATCTTTCTGAAAAACATTGTGTTGGAATGCACCCATTGTAATCTACCTATTGAGTAACTTCGGTTCCACTTGTTATCATATCAGTATTTGCTTTTTCAGCGTTGTATCTTGATTGAATAGCAGAAGTTCCAAGTAATGCTTTGTATGCTGATAGTTTTCTTAATGTGCCTAAAAATGGGTTACTTCCATTTGAACGAGCTCCAATAGATGGTAATATTGCATTTAATGTAGAACTTGTAAGATTGTCTTGATTATTTGAAAAAGTATCTTCAACTCCATCAATAAATATTCTGTTTGAATCTGTATCTTTATCTCCGTAATAAACTAATGATATATGATGTAATTCTCCGTCATTAATCGCTGTATCTCCTATCCATTTAGAAGCATTGGAAGCATCATTGTTTAACCATTGACCAATTATTGCTCCTGATGATACTCCTACTATCCACCCTGTATTTGATAAATCGAATTTAGTAAATATATCAGCAGAAGTGTCAGTAGTTTTAATTTGAAATTCTATTACAACTGGGTCAGTATTTTCAAAATCAAAATCGGATTCAGGAATAGCAGAATACCAATCACTTGAACCGTCAAAACTCATTCCTACCCCTGTTGATAATGCTGTCGAAGTTGGAGAACCATTTTCAGTTGCAGCATCATTAGCATTAACTGTACTGTCTAAAGCATTACCGTTCAAGTGATAAACTCCTTTGTAGTTAGGGTTATAAGTATGTGATTCTCTTACAGGAGTTACTGAACCTTCATTACTCCAAAATTCCACATCATCTATTATTCCTTGTTGTACTCCACTCTCTGATAGTGAATCATGACAAGCAAATTTAATATATCTTAATCCAGTAATTGTAGATTCACAAGTTTGTACTCCACCAAAATCTTCTACAAGTGTACCTGTATGACTTCCAGTTCTAATTTCTACAAAATATGTGGTAGTGCTTGTTCTCCTAATAGTTACATAAAGGTCTACACTAGTGGTTAACGCATAAGTTCCAAGAGTATCATTTGTACTTATTGGAGTTCCACCGTCAGGTGATGATGTAATGAATTTCTTATGACCACTTGTGTAAATAGGTATTATACCTATACCGTCTTGAGCATCTGATGCTGATTCTGTTTCATCACCATCTGATAGACCGAACCAATGTTGATTATTTGCACTTGCTGTAAGAGTAGAGTAATTAGTCTTAAATCTTAGAACAAAATTATTAGTACCAATACTAGCACCTAAATCATGCACTATTGTTTCATTTGTTGAATCCATAGTAAAATTAAATTCTAATTCATCAGAACTAATGTTAACCCTGTTACCAGCTTCATTATTATTTGGAATCCACCCAAGATTTGCTTCTGTTTGGTCTGTGTATGTAGTCATATCATCTATAACCTCTGTTCCACTAAGTCCAAACTCTGCATCTGCTGTCAAAGTAGGTAAAACCTCTGGTACATAACTTGGAGTAGTAGCACCATATTCATAATACATCTGTATAGTAGTATCTGCACCCATTGTTAGTGTAGGTATTCTAACCTCTGCTTCTAGGTCTCCTGCTATTGGGTCATAAGATATAGTCTTACTTGCATACTCTGTTCCTGCTGTATCAAATAGATTATCTGTGAATACTATTTTTCTTCCATTTGCGTTAGGAGAATCA